CAACCGTTTCCCTAACCGACTCTGGATGAGCCGGGGGGTTACGGGGGTTCCAGTCAAAGTAAAGACTGGATGTCGTGATAATATCTTCCACATGAATTTCTGCAGTGGTCGTAGTACCTGGGTAGTATAGGGGGCCCCTTTCGTTATAACGCGAACCTTCAATGACTCAGCCAATCCAACGGCTTTGACATTTTGGGGTTCATGTTCTGCATATCCAAGCAGAAGATCGTATAATGAAACAGAGGCTTTCTCTAATTCCCGGACGTCTACTTCCAACTCATCTTGAGGCATCTCAATATGCTCATCACGATGGTCAACCTTCTGAAACGCCACCCTTGAAGGTGCTATACCGTCTCGTACGTTAGTTAATTTAATGCTACCGGATTCACTTACTGTCACCAACCTACGGGTTGGCGCCAGAGAAGCGAGTCCTGAAGCAAGAATAAACTTTCGTATGGAACGGAAAGCACCACCCTGCCCACGGGAATCCATAAAGGACGCTGATGTACTCGGAAATATCATCTTGTATCGATCCATATCACTATAGATCGAACCAGAAAATAATTCAACGACTGTACGACGAAGTTCGGTTTTCACAGATTCGCGACAAAGAAATGTCTCGACTTTGCTGTCTTCTCGAAATTCGCCCCATGGTCGAAATGAGTGCATCAACGGCTCTTTACGGTCAGTTGTTAAGGCCTTTTCAGTCTTTCGAACCCCCTCCAATACCATCGACTCGGTTGGTCTCGGACAGCCTTTCTTCAATTGAAGAACGCTATCCAAGAACCAATCTTTTCGATCGGCATCGGCGAGGATTCGCAGAATGAAACGACCCGCAACCCCGCAGGCAAGCAAGTGTGGTTTATCCAAGGGATTAAGACCTGGAAAGGGAGGCGGAGGTACATCTTCTTGAGGCGTGTGGGAATAGTAAAAGGCAGCAAATTTATATTTGCTGAATTTTAACCATCCCCCCGCCGGAATAAGAGTACAATCGCCACGCCATCGTAATTTCGTCGCAATAAGCGATGATTTCACGGTAGCATCCTTCTCCGGAGTCCGAAGACCGAAGATATACAGAAGGTCGAACAGTGCATCGACACATCCATCCACCGCCAAACCGTC